TATTTATTAGATGTAAACTTTCTCATCAGGAGATGTTGTCTTACGCTGCCAGTCGCTTCTGTTCCAGAGACGCTCATGCAGTATGTACAACGTTGAGTTGATTACCAGTGCCATAAGACCGATAGTAAGACCTTTCCAAGGATCACCCGAAACGATCCAACCGATTACTGAGTTAGTAACCATCATCCAGCTACGCCAAGTAACTGCTTTAGTAATGGTGCGAGGAAAACGCTCGAACCACTTAGGATTAACAAAAGACATAATGTTTTTTGATATAGAAGTTGTTAGAACGACGATCTTTTTTGGACAGGCAGCATCACTCCTCGTACGTTTATATATAAACCTTCCAGTGTCTCACTATTGGATGTTCTGATTCACTCAATTCATGATTTTTTGGTCTCTGGTGTAGGAGTGCTATTGATTTATTCTGTCTCATAATAAAACTATTCAATTGATTTGGTTTCTCTCCATCTCTGTAGGAATATATGCAGTGTGGTAGTTGTTCTCTTTTGATCTTCTCGTTGTGATAGAAGTCATCCGTTCCTGCATATTTAGACACATAATGTTTTGCGTTTTGCATAAAATACTCATAGATTGACGTAACATCTTTCCAAACTATGACACTTGAATTGAATAAACTCTTGTTAGGGTACTTCATTTTGAAGGGAACTCCCTTCCATGTACTGTACACTAATGCAAAGTTACTATCAAAGTCAAGTACTTGTGAGATATTTCCGTGAATGATAACATCTAGGTCAAAAAAGATTTTTCTGTCATACTTTGCTAACTCAGGACGAACGAAGAGTACTATCTTCCACCATGCTGCCCACCAGTTATCCCATGATTGATACTCACTAGCGTCAATTTCTATAACATTTACCTTAGGATCAATTCCCTCCGGATCATCAGTAAAGCAGTAAAAGTCTGCATCAGATTGACGACTTATCATACCATAAAGATTATTGACATATGAATTGTCAAATTTGTTACCTATCTTAAGACAAGTTATACAATAACTAGATATCACCTTCTTTTCTGTTCTCTGAATAGTACTCTGAGAAGTGTCCATCAGGAAATCTCTTTGATAACTTGTCAATATTCATGTCTGTTATCTCATCAAGACTTATATCTAATGCCATACATGCTTGAGCAACATACCATAGTACATCTCCTAGTTCTATCTTGAGATGCCTTACATTATCATCATTGTATGGTTTTCCTTGGAAGATCATCTTCTTTACGATCTCTAAGAACTCTCCACCTTCTGCACTCATACCTACAGCAGCAGTGAGTAGACGATGCATCTCAGAATTTTGTTCTAAATCTTTGATGCGATTAATAAATGCAACATGATTCTTAGATTCATCGCTTGTTACTTGGTTTACAAACTTTACGTACTTGCTATCAAAATTTGAAGTCATCGAATTTAGATTTGGATTGTGAATGTTCTTTTTTATTGTGTTGTACAACTTCGATATCCTCTACGAGGTCTTGTTGTGCTCCCTGTTCTACATCATACAGTCTCATCTTCGCTCTGTCAATGCCTACGACAAACCTTTTGTTGATTGTCGGATCATTGTAACGATTCTTCAACTGTTTGACCATTATTTGATTAAGTCCCTCCAACTCTTCTGTACTAATAAGAGCAAACATAAGATCAGCAGTAGCAGGAAGACCAAAAGATTCACTTGTGTCAGTAAGATCAGGGTCAGAACTAGCAAAACCAGACCTAGTAGTTTGCGTAGCTGAGACAATTGGAAGACTAAATTCAACAGCAAGTCCTCTAAGTTCTTCTGCGATTGCTTTGACATATGAATAGGAATTTACGTTGACTGCACTTCTATAACGTGATGAAGCACAGATGTTTAAGTAATCTACAAATATTATATCAGGAGAGAAAGATTTTTTCAACTTCAACTCCTGTAAGAGTGATTTGAAGTGTCCACAATGTGCTGATGCAGTAGGATATTCCTTGACAATCAACCTACCTTCAGTTTTTTTAGATATACTATTGATCTTTTTATTGAATATTTTCTCAGGTAGTTCTGCTATATCTTTTATGTTTGTATCAAGTAAGTTTGCATCTATCCTCTCTGCAATCTTCTCCTCTGCCATCTCCATAGTGATGTATAAGACGTTTCTACCCTGTGTAAGGCAAGAACTGGCAACGTGACACATGAATAGAGACTTACCGACACCAGTGCCAGCAAGAGCAATGTTAAGAGTCTTATCAGATATTCCACCTGACGTAATCTTGTTGAAATATTCAAGGTCAAATGGGAGTTTGTTTTCTACTCTATGATAGTAAGCAAATCTATCCTCAGAGTCACCTATGTAGTCATGCCCTACATGCTGATCAAATCCTACCGCAAGTGCATCTGATAATATATTTGGTATTGCTTCTGGTTTCTTATGCTCATCTTGTCCGTCAGCAATCTGTATACTCTTGATTAGTGCTAGGTATATTGCTCTACTTTTACACCACTCTTCTGTGGTATCAAGCAACCACTTTGACTCAGATTCCTCTGTGTCTAATGCAGATATGAGTTGTTCTACACTCTTATACTCATCTTCAGTTACATCTACTCTTTTTTCTACCTCAATATGTAAGACTTCTTTAGTAGGAGTCTTATCATATGAACTCAAAAACTTTGCAATCTCTTCAAAAACAATACGATCTGTCCTTTCTTCAAAATAATCAGGTTCGATGAAAGGTATGACCTGTCTAGTATATGTTTCGTTGTGAATAAGATTTTTGAGGATGGTAAGAGGAACTCTTTCCGTCACCTATTCACCTCCATACTTAAATTCTTTCTCTGCGACCTCATCCAATGCTTGCATTAGTTCTGGTGTGAAATACTTATCAGGATTCTTATAGATTTCTTTGGCATATACTTTCTTACCATCAATTTCAAATCTATTAGCAACTCTTTTCAATACACCATGCTTCTCTGCTAGGTCTAACAGTCCATAGTATCTGTCTAGACCACGTTCATCATAGTATAGACGTATTGAAACCTGACGATTTTCTCTACTTAGACGAGACTTGACAGTCTTTGCCTTGATAATATTTCCGATGACTTCCGTGCCATCCTTCTCCTTTCCTTTGCTGAGATAAATGATTGTACTCGCTGCGTACTTGAGTCCACTACCCCCTCCCATCTCTTTAGTTGGTACATAAGCTCCGATGACATCGTACGTGTGATTTGTGACAATGAGTGGGACATTTGCTTTTCCTAATTTTAAAGTTAACATTCTAAACGCACCCTTCACAAGTTGAGATTTAGTCATATCACGGACTTGTTTATCATCCAATGCATCACGGATCTCTTTCTCTGTGGAGAGCATACCCAAAGAGTCTAATACAAACATCATAGGTTTTCTGTCGGATTCTTCCAAACCAAGATATTTGTCAACGACAGTTAGTGCTCTATTACGAAACTGTTCTATTGTAATTACATTTATAATACCTACACGATCTAGGTCTATACCACGAGACTCTAGTAATCCTTTTGTAATTGCAGATTCTGTGTCAAAATACATGACACCACCGTCAGGATGTTTGTCTAAGAAATTCTTGACAATGGCAAGAGAGAAGTAGGTTTTTCCAGTTGATGTTTCTCCAGCAATAGCTGTGATCTTATTACCACTGACACCACCGAACACACTACCGCTAACAAGAGCGTTGAGTATGTGAGAACCCGTGTCAACCGTTCTCTCCGTATCATCGATTTTGTTCGCAACCGTGGCGTAATCATCTCCAATCTCCTTGATGACGTCTTTCAAAAAATCCATTAGTTTTTATTAGGATAATAAACCTCGACATGTGATTCGCATTTAGGACATGAGAGTATGGAGACGATAGAATATTCGTCTTCACATCCAAAGTCTTCGCCATTGAAATCTGAACCCCATATGAGTTCAGTTTTGCAGTGCCAACAATTCATATGCCGAGAAGTTTACGTTGTCTTTCAAAGTATCCGTGGAGAATCCATGAACTACTGTTCATTTTATCTGTACCACCGATACCCCATTCAAACTTAACTCTATCATTGTTTTCGTATTTGTCAAGTTCAGGAGTGTTCCCCTTACCTCTGTCTCCACCATTGCAGAAGATAACCTCTTGAGATATCTCAAGACACTTTGCTATCGCACCGCATGCAGAATCGTCAGCATCGTCCCATGATACCACAGCGTCAACCATATTAAGATGTCTTACTATATTTGCTCTC